CGAGCACGGCGTTGTAGACCTGCTTTTCAATCTCCGTCGTCAGGTTTTCGGGTGTGGCGTCCTGCACCGCCTTCACGGCGCGGTACACGTCGGCCTCAAGCTCTGTGGTCAGAGAATCCGGAAGAGGAATTTTTGTGACGCTCATTGGGGGCCTCCTGTGGAACCGCTGCCCGGCTGCACGCCGGTGTGGGTGTGTCCTGTCTGGCTGATGCCGCCGGCCACCTGATCGCCGGTGCTCGTGAGGCTGCCGGCAAGGCTGACCGTGCCGGTCAGACTGACAACGCCGCCCTTTTCGCCTGTGGCGGTCAGGTTGCCGGTGATCACGGTCTGCGGGGCGTCCAAGGTGATGCTCTGTCCGGCGGAGACCGTGACGGATTGCCCGGCGTTCACGGTCACGTCCTTGTCTGTCTCCACCGTGCAGCCTTCGGGCGCGTGGATGACAATGGTTTTATCCTGTTTGATCTCGATCCAGACTTGCGGGGCCCTGTTGCTCACGCTGGCCACCAACATGCCGTCCGCCAGGTCAAAGCAGCGCAGGGAGCCGGGCCGTTGCGGTTCGGCCGTGCCCACGCCCACAGTGGACGAATCCGCCTTGCAGAAGGAGACCACGCCGATGTCGCCCGGCACAGGGTCGATGACCAGCGCCGCAATGCCGGCCTGCACGCGGTAATGGGGCATCCGGGGGATGATGGTCATGGGCAGGGCGTTGCCCTGGCCGTCTGTCTGCGCCACCAGCGGCGTGGCGCTCACTTCCCCGGCCGGAGCGGAGGGTCCGCTCGACGTGCAGGAATCCACCCGCACCAGCGCCGAGGTATTGATCATCTCGCGGATCTTGCGCTCGATGATGAACTCCAGCTGATTGAAGGGCGTGGCGGCCGTAAAGGCGTCACGCAGGCCACGGTTTTCGGTATCGCTCATAGCATCCATTCCCTGTCTCTGGCTCCGCTCCGGCGGGGCCTTTCCTTTGCGGCACGAATCTTGACAAATTTCTGTACAGAAACGAGAGTGTCGAAAAAGGGACATGCCATGAACACCATTTCATACACCGAAGCCCGGCAAAATCTGGCGGCGACAATGGACAGCGTGGTGAGCAGTCGCGACATTGTGATCATCACCCGCCAGAAGGCGGAGCCGGTGGTCATGATGAGCCTGGAAGACTTCAACAGCATGAGGGAAACAGCATACCTGCTCGGCAATCCGGCCAACGCGGAGCATCTGCGCAAGGGCATTGCCGATATTGACGCCGGCCGGACAACGCGGGTCACGCTGGACGATCTGGACAGGCTGTGAATATCGAGCTTTCGGATCAGGCGCGGGAGGACATCGCCCACTGGAACCGCGTTGACCCTGCCCGCACGGCAAAAATCAGGCGTCTGCTCGCGAGCGTCATGGAAACGCCGTACAGCGGCCTCGGCAAGCCGGAACCGTTGAAGCACAGTCTTTCCGGCTACTGGTCTCGCCGCATCGACATGGAACATCGCCTTGTCTACAGGGTGGAGGGGGAAACGCTGCATGTCGTCTCCTGCCGCTATCATTACCGCTGAAAGGTTCACAGCTTCCCCCCTGCTCCACTCATGGAGGGGTAAAAGGTGGTCATGCGGCTTTCCCACGGGCCGCCCTTGGGGTCGAAGGCGGCAAGATCGTGCGTGAGCTTGATGATCCGCCATGTTCCCGAGGCCCTGGGCACGATGCTTTCCACCTTCACGAGTCCCCCCAGGCGGAAGGCCGGATTGTAGAGCGCCTTGAGTTCGATGCCCTCGTTCGACAGCGTGGGGTAGCCGAGCAGTCCCGTGTTTTTGGTCAGCAACACGGCGTTGCCCCGGCCGCCGCCGGCCTTTGCCCCCGCTCCGCCAGCCGGACTCAGGATCATGGAGTCGTCATCAATGATGAGTTCCGCGCCGATCTGCCGGGCCGCCGCGCGCGCCTGCGCCACGGGCGAGCCGCTGAACACCGCGTTGCGCAAGGACGTGGTCACCCCGTCGTTCTGAAAGCTCAGCCCCAGCTTCTTCGCCTGCATGGCGATGAAGTCGGCCGCGGGCTGCGCGCCCTTGATCGCGGACGGCCCCTGCGGAGTGAGCGCACCGAACCAGCCGGTCATGGCTTCCATGGTGAACGACACATCCGGCGCGGCGTTGAAGTCGGCCGACGCCTGGGTGATCTCGCCGGAAAAGGCGAGGGACAGCCCGGTCTCCTCGTCTCCGGCGTAGATCTGCACGGCGTTGCGCGCGGTGAAGAGCGGGCGAAAGGCGAGCGTGGACAGTTTTTCCATGTCCTCATAGCGGAGGCCGCGCGCCTCGATGGTCGCCTTGCAGAAGTCGGGCGGCCCGGTCTTTTCGATGCGCGCCCTGAGCGGCACGCCGGTGATGACCTTGGTGTTGCCGCCGCCGGCGAACTCCCCGGCGCGGAGCGTGACCCGCGCTTCCAGCCGCTTGAGCGTGAAGGAACCGTTTTCATTCGCCATTGAGCGCCGCCTCGAATTCGGCTGTTTTCAGGGCTTCCACTTCGTCCGGAGCCAGCCAGAGCAGACGCCAGCGCGTTCCCAGATCGCGCCACTGCGGGGCGGCCTGCCGGTTGGGCTGTGAACGTTCGTCAATAAAATAGAGCTGGCCGGCAAAGGCGTCTGTCGCCCCTTGCAGGATGCGTTCCCCGGCCTGACAGATCGCGCCCCGCCGGACAGTCGCGCCGCCCACGGCCAGATCCAGATAGAGCCGCGCCCCGCGCTGGTAGAGAGCGATCGTGCAGTCCTGATCGCCAAGCACGACGAGAAATTCCTGATTGGGCGTCGCTTCCAGAGGCAGTTCCAGCATCAGTGACCTCCCAGCCAGCCGCGCGCCCAGTCGCCTATGCCGGCCGCGGCGGACGTTTCCTCCCGCGCCTGCACCTTGCCGCGCTGTCGCCGGGGAGCCAGCCTGACATTCGTGTATTGCGCCGTGACCTGCTTGATGCCGACAAGGGAAAGCTCCACCCACAGCGCGCCGAGGCCGTCTTCCCTGTGCTGACGGTAGTTGAAGCCTTCCAGATTCAGATCCCGGTATTCGGCCGTGGGCGTGACCAGGCTGACGAGTTCGGTCCCGGCCTGCAAGGCGTTGAGGGTGTCGAGCGCGGTTTGCAGCGTGGCGTCGTCGCCCTGAATGCCGAGGGAAACGGTCACCTCCAGCGGGGTTTCCACCTTGTTGTAGGTGGCGAAGCTCCCCTCTTCCACCTGCGACGAGACCACCAGGCTTTCGTTGCGCAGGTCGAAGCCAAGGAAGGAGGTGAAGGTCACGGCCGGCACGCCCGAGGCGTTGTTCAGCGTCCAGAGCGCGGAGGATCGTTGCGGCAGGGCGCTCATTGCAACACCCCTTGGTCGGCGGCCACCCACCCCATGCTGGCAACGTGTTGGTCGATGCTGCCGCGCATGTCTCGGGCAATGCCGTCGGCGTCCGTGGCCTGCGTGATGATGTTGAGATTCCCAATTTGGGTGTCATTGCGCACGTTGGCACTCCGGCCGCCCGCGCCGGACGCGACGCTGGCGGACATGAATTCTTCGGCCGTGGCTCCGACAGGGGAAATCATGTAGGCGTCGCCGGGCGCGACGTAGGGGTTCTTTTCGGTCTCGCCGCCGAAAATGCCCTTGATCGTGCCCCACGATTCCGACACCCATTTGAATTTGTCGCTGAACCAGTTGAAAAGATTGTTCCATTTATCCTCAATCCAGTCCGCGGCCTCGCCAAAGGCGGCCTTGATCTCGTCCCAGTGCTCGATGATTTCGGGAAGCAGCGCCCCCAGAAGCGCCGCAATGAGCATGATGATCATGCCAATGGGATTTGCGGCCACCGCCACGCCCAGCGCCCTGACGGCCACGGTCACGCCCGTGATCAGCCCCTTGATCACCCCCCACGCCTTGAACGCGGCCGCGACAGCGCCGACGCCGGCCGCAGCGCCCAGCAGATTCGGGATATACGGTTTGATGGCCCGGAAACCGTCGAGCACCGCTTCCCAGACGCGCCGGAGTTTGGCGAGGATCTCCTCCCCCGTGCCGAACTGTGACCACAGCCCGGCGAACTCCGACTTGCCGCCCCGGATGTAGGTCACCAGATCGTCGATGACGATGGCGAGCAGCAGGATGCCGCCGATGATCCACGTCAGGGGATTTTTGAGCATGGCGAGGGCCAGCTTGCCGAAGGCCGGCACAAGCACGGCCGTGATGGTTCCGGCCAGCACGGTGACGAAGCGGATGATGTTCGGCTCGTTGCGGCGCACCCAGTCGGCCACGGAATGCAGCAGGCGGATGCCGCCCCGAATGGCCGGGGACAGGGCGCGCATGATGGTGGTCGACAGCCCGGCCAGAGCGAAATTGAAGTCCAGCAGGGCCAGCTTGCCCTTGCGGTACAGTTCCACGTCTTCGCGGGTGATGCGGGAGAGCAGTTCGCGTTTCTTGCGCCACTCCTCCATCTGCGTGGTGTAGCGGCCGGTCATCTGCGCCACCTGCGAGACGTCGCTCATGTAGCCGCCCACGATCGCGCCGGCGGAGAGCGCCCCGGCCAGCGGCGCGGCAAAGCGCGCGGCCATGCCGGCCAGAAAGCCGCCCCACTTGCGGCCGAGGGTCTGCATTTCGCTGCCGGCCTGTCGCGCCTTGGCCGTGGCCTGCTGCGCCTTTTGGCCCAGTTTGTCCACACCTTCAGAGAACCGGTTGACCGCCTCGTTGAACTGTTGGACCATGGCTTCCGAAGCGCCGCCGACTTCTTTGACGCCCTGTTTGCCCTTGCGCCCGGCTTCCTCCAGCCTTTGCCCCGCCTCCTGCGCCGCCTGCCCGGCCTCGTTCATGGCCTGCGCGGCGTCGCCGCCCGCGTCCGCCACTTCCTGGAAGGCTTCATTGATGCCCTCGACAAAGCCCTGAAGGAACTCGGCGGCCTGCGGCATGGTCTGTTGCAGCGCGGCCAGAACCTGATTCAGCCCCTGCCGCAGTTTGCTCGGGTCCAGCCCAAGGGAAATGACCAGCGAATCGACTTCCACAGTTTATCGCTCCTTGTGCGCCGCCCGGGCGGCGACGTGCTCGTTGTGCGCGCGCACCTGGATGATTTCGGCCATGTTCAGGGCATCCTCGTAGCTGTAGTATTCTTCCAGTTCCCGCAGGGTGGCGAGCCGCTCCCCGATGATCAGTCCCGCGAGCGCACCGATATTGACCGGCTGCGCGAGGCCGGGGACGGCGTCTCCCCGTCTGCCGAGCCGGACGGCCCGGCGGCGGCGAAAAAAGCGAAGTTCAGGGCCAGCGCCTCCCTGCGGAGGGTGAGGAGCGTGCGCACGTCCTCAATCACGCCGTCCGCCGTGGCCGGCGTGAGCGGCGCGACAGAACCGGCCGGCGTGCAGCAGGCCAGCAGTTCGTCCAGAAGCGGCCTTGCCCTGTCGTAGTCCACGCGCCCCAGCGCGGCGAGCAGGTCCGCGCCCCGCCCTTCGCCGACCCCCCCCGCCTCTCCCGCCCCCTTTCCCGGCGGGCGGGGGCCCACGCCTGCGCCGGCCAGCAGCAGCCCGGCCCGGACAATCCAGCTTTCAAGCCGTGTGGCGGGCATCTCCCGCACGGTGAACTGCAACTCGCGGCCGCGATCATCGACAATGACGGTTTTTTCCCTGCGCATCTTCTTCTCCCGGTTACCTGTTGGAAACGGACATGAACGCGAAATCAAACTTCCAGCTTGTCGGGTCGAGCACCTTCTTGCCCGCCGGGACTGGCGTTCCCGACTTGAGCACGCCGGAAGACCAGATGATCGTCTTGCCGATGCTCGGAATGGCGGCCACCAGCCCGCACTGGTAAAAGCCGCGTTTCTGCTCGCACGCCCGGTACAGTTGCGCGAGCGCTTCGTAGCTTGGCGAGGACGCCTCCAGCATGATGGTCACCGACTTGATGCTCGGGATCCAGCCGGCCACAAGGTAGCCGTCCACGCCCATGCGGTCTTCGGCAATGGTGAGTTCGTCCTGACTGAAGCTCTGATCCGTCGCGAACTGTTCAAGACGAATGCCCGCCGGAAAGAGTTGGTCCACGGTCAAAACCAGCGTCGCGTTGGCGCTGGTGATGTCGCCTACGGTATTGAAACTCATGCTTCATTCTCCTTCAAATCGGCTAAACAGCGGCTGTGGAAGCGATGTCCAGGCGATGCACGCTGCCGCCGTAGGTGTACCAGACGCTCGCTTCCGGGCTGTCCCGCTGCTGGCGCACGGCCGGGGCGGGATCGTTGACCTGAATGACGTAACCGTCGGTGAAGAGTTCGCCGGAGATGTCGCGCCCGGCCTCGCGGGTGAGCTGCGCCTTCTGGGATTCGGACAGCGTGACGCCGGTGTCGATGACGCCGGAGTACAGGGCGCGGTTGACCGGATCCTGCATCCAGGCGCGGATCAGGGTGTAGCCTTCCTCGTTGTACGGCACGCGGGGCGTCTGCTCGAAGCCGGCCATGCAGGCCACTTGCAGGGCGTTGTTCAGCCAGATCGCGTTCAGGTAGGTGTCGATCCAGTCCCAGGTCCCGAACATGCCGCCCGGATACATGAAGATGAACTGATCGTTGCGGGTGGCGTAATCGCCCATGAAGTTCATGCCCTGCGCCTTCAGGTTTGTGGCGTCGCTGCCGGTGACCACGTTGGCGGGCAGGCCGTCCTGCGACTTGAAGGCAAAGGTGATCGTGCCGTTGCGGCGGTTCCAGTCGATGCTCGCGGCCGTGCCCATGATCAGGGCGGCGTAGGCCAGATCGTTCCACACGCCGCATGTCGCGCCCACGTTGGCCTCTTTCAGGGCGGCGGCGATGGTGGCCGTGTTGTTCGGCTGGAGCAGCTTCGGGTCGTTGTCCCAGTAGATGTAGAGGTAGGCCACGCCCTTGCCGGACGCCCATTGCGCGAGGGCGAGCGCGTCCGCCTCCGTGGGCTGCTCCACTGTGGTGAAGCAGACGAAATTCTCCGTCAGGTCAAGGATGGCCTCCATGTTGGCGCTGTGGCTCATGGCGTCCAGACCCGGCGAAAGCACGGCCCCGGTCTGCTCCGTGAACTTGAGCAGGGAGGCGAAATCCGTGCCGGATGCCGGAGCCTGCGCGCCGGTGGTGGGGCTGGCGATCTGCCAGGCTTTGGTCAGGCTGGACCACGAGACGGTCAGGCCGTAGGCCGAAGACGGCGGCACAGCGTCCGCCCCCGGCGTCTCCGACGCGCCGCTTGCCTGCGTGAGCGCGAGCAGCGCGGAAACATCCGTGCCGGACGCCGGGGGTGTGGCGTAACCGAGGATCGCCGTGCCGCCCGTTTCCGTGGTGGTGAGCACAATGCCGTCCGCTCCGGCGGAGACCTCCACGCCCGGAATCTTGCCAGTCAGCGCCGTGGCAAGTTCGAGCGGAGAAGTCACGGCGCTCAGATCAAGACCCGTTACCTCATGCTCCGTACCGCCTACGGCAATGCGGAACGCGCCGTCCGTCACAGGGGTCAGCCCGGCGAAGTCGATCGTGCCGCCATCAAGAACCGCGGATCGCGCCGGAGCGCCGGAACTGGCATCGACGGCAAGAGCCGCTTGCAGAATCCGCGCCGCGTCGCTGTAGCTCGTGGCCGCGGCGAAGGAGAGGTTTTCCGCCGTCAGGGGCTCGCCGGTGACGGTGAGGGAAAGGCCGCCGGTTCCGGCTGTCCTGAGCTGGTCGAGCGTGCCGGTCCACGGGCCGCCGCGAAGCCAGCCGGGGCGCGCTTCGGCCACGCGGCTTGCCACATACAGGGCGCGCGGCTTTTTGAACGAATTGTTGTAGCCCAGGAAGTAGACCTGCGCCGCCCGGTATTCGGGCGATTCCATCCCGAAATAGTCGCCCACGCTCTCGGCGTCCGGAAAGGGCAGGACAAGCTGCGACGCCGGGATCAGCGGCGATTCGGTCAGCAAAAGGCCGTTGAATTCAAGATCCGTGCCGCCGGGCTTCAGCAGGCGCGGATTGACCTGGACGATTTGTGAGGCGGGAATGCTCATTTCAGACTCCCTTGCGCTGGACGGGGTGATGCACGTCCACATTTTCAAGATAGAAGTTTACGCTCCGGAAGGACGGCAACGGGATATCCGCGTCGATCCAGGCCGAAAGGTGCAGGGTGACGGCGTAGCGGACCTTCCACTGATCAAGGTCGTCTCCGAACGGCAGGGAACGCGGATCGTCGGTATAGAGAGCCGCAAGGCCATACGCCTGGAAGAAGCGCACCGCCGCGGCGTCGCGGCCCAGCATGACGAGTTGCGCGGCCTGTTGACCCACACGCGCCTCGTCCAGCCCGCAAAAATCCACCTGCACGTCGTACAAGACCAACATCCGCACGCTCTGAATCAGGGCGTCGTCGCCGGAATTGCGCCATTCATGAACGTTGGTTCCCCGGCGTGGCGCGTTGATCAGGGTCAGAACCACATACTCCGAGGCGTCGGGCAAGGCGGCGCGGTTCTGCCAGCCGCGCACGATGTGCTCCGGCAACGGCGAAATGTGCGCCTGCAAAAAATCGTACACGGCCCCGAGAACGTCAGGCATCGGCACTTCCTCCCTCCGCGTCGGACGCGCTCAAATCCGGTCCCCTCACCTGCTGGGTGATGCCCACGCAGACCCAGCCGGACGCGGTGAAATCCTCAATCATGGCCGTGACCAGCCACCATGTGCCATCGGCGCGTTGCAGCATGTCGCCGTTGCGCGCCAGCGGGCGGACAATGCCCTGCGGAGGGAGCGCCGGATTCGGCGCGTAGAGGTACGCCTTGCGGTCCACGCGCGTGTTGCTGGTCTGTTCCGCCTGCGCAAGATCATTTTGCCCGAGGCTCTGGATCTGCGCGCTTACGGCCTGCGCCGGGGCATACCGCGGGGTGATGCGGCCGCGTACGTTCGTCTGCCCCACGGATTGCCGCAGAATGACGGCTTCATCCGGGTGCAGGGCGGTGACGGCCGAACGGACAAGAGCGTGCAGATTGATCATTTCGGCACCTGATGCGTGATGGATTTGAGCAGCGCGCCGGTGTCAACCAGCGTTCCGGCGCGTCCCGCTTCCGCACGGTTCTTGCGGCGGATTGTGGAAGGCGCGTTGGCCGGGGCCATGTTGCTCATGATGGTGGCCTCGATATTCTCGGCCATGCGCTTTCCGGTCTTTTCCAGCGCCTCGTCCGGCGACAGGCCGTTCTTGAGCAGCGCGCCCACGCCACGAATCCAACCACCCGCACTTCGGCGTGGGTGAAAATAAATTGAGCAGCGCGCCCACGCCACGAATCCAGTTTTCCCTTTCCCGCTCAAGCGTCTTGCGCATGAAGGGGCGAGGGGGAACGCGCGACGTGCCGAACTCGTTGTACGCCGCATACTCGGCGACGCGCTCCCCCTCGTCAGTCGTCGCGTCTTCCATGACCCCGGCGCGCACCTCCGCCTTTTTCGCCAGGCGCTCCAGGTACGCCTTCCATCTGGTTCCGCCGC